ATGAGTGATACGGTTGATAACGTTATGGATACTGTTAATGAATCTGAACCTTCTGAAGATGTTGTTGTAAGCGAAGCAACCGAACCTGTTGAGGAAGCAGTTGATGAAGTCGTAGAACCTGTTAGCGCAAGTGAAGCAGAAGAAGCAGAAGAAGCTCCTGTGGTCCACCAACCCCAACCTGAACCTGTAGCAAGCGAAGAACCTGAACCTGAACCGGCACATGTCTCTACTCAGGAAGTTGTTCAGAATGTTCAGGAAATTTTATCATCTACTGAAACTAATGTTACAGTAGATAATTCAGAAAGTAGTGAATTAGAAGCAAGAGTTAAATTTTTAGAAGAAAGATTAGAGAAGTTGATTGATATATTACCTAAATTAACAGGGAGCATCAAGCCCCGGGGGAGACAAACCGAAATATTAAATCTTATAAGAAAATTATAATATTATTTTTAATTAATTTAATTGCTTAGTTAGAGTAAGCAAGACCACCCATACCCGACATAATACGGAGGACGTTATAGTTAACAGCGAAGCATAGATTGGCGAGAGTACCAGTACCTCCCACTAATTGGGCATTATCAATACGAGAGAAGTTACAAGTTCCAGAAGGTTGGTGTTCTTCCGGTTTAAGGGCGAACGAATAAACAGCAATACCACTAGTAAATCTGTTCACACCGTCAGCGGCAGTGGGATCCAATCCACCGACACCTGTATGGTGCTGCCAAACCTGAGTCCTTGTAAAATAAGAAACATTTCTAGCGGCAAAACGATCATGACCATTTAATTTAAGTTGGTAAGTTTCCGCTGCAGCATCAGTTAAAGCCGCACCCAAGCATACAGGGTGCCAATCTGCGTGACCACTCGCCGACGAACCGAATTTAGTCCAGATTAATTCTTTAACAGGGTGATTGAAATTAAGTTCACTTGTTCCTCCGGGCGTTATCGTCTGTTCTTGAACCTGTTCAATGAGATATTCGTGCGAAACTTGGGCGAAACGTCTACGTTCGTCGGTATCAAGGTAAATGTAATCACACCACAGTTTATTAACACATGATGTAGTAAAATTAGCGTTAAAATTGTGATTCAGTATAACTTTAACTTCATGGTATTGAAGGGCGATCAAAGGTAATGCAAGACCAGGATTGCGACAAAACCAGAATTGTAAGGGTACAGTTAAACGAGTCGCACCACCTGTGGCACCTAGAGCACCACCCATACCACTCATATTCTGAAATTGCGTCCCTGTAGCTGCCGTATTTCCCACCTCGCCAGTATGACCACCATTATTCGGTTCGGTTAATTCAGCCCATACCTCCATCCAATGACGTGAGTGTTTATCAATTTTCTGCCCTCCAATTTCTAATTCGACATCAACAATAGAAGCAGCACCTGGATTAGCAACAGCAGCCACACCACCGGCTGTTAATTCTAAATACATACGATAAACTAAATCACCATTACGCGAAATAGTGGCAGTACAACGATTGGCACCGGTGACACCATCGGAAGTTCCGTTCCACGTCTGCTCAATAGCCTCCATGGAGAAGTTCGTGTGCCGTCTGTAGACAACCTTGAAGAAGGTAATCTGCGGGTTACCCGTTAAGTAAATATCCTGAGCGCCATAAGCTACAAGTTGCATTAATCCTCCTCCCATATTATTTTATACCTTAGTTTAGAAAAAAAATCTGGGGAAATTAAACTAATTAATTTTTCCGATTTTTTAGACTTAAATAATATTATTTATTATTTATTGAAAAAGATATCTTAGGTGATAGAGATAAAGATTATATAACTTAATTAGAGTAGGCAAGACCACCCATACCAGACATGATCCGGAGAACATTGTAATTGACGGCATAGATGTTTTCAGAACTAGTCGGCGAGGTGCCCGTCCATTCTAATTGAGCGTTGTCAATACGAGAGAAATTGCAAGTTCCAGATGGCTGGTGCTCCTCGGGTTTAAGAGAGAAAGAGTATACATTGATTTTTTTAAGCATTTTTGATGTACGAGCACATTTTTCACCGATTTTTTCAATTTGGAAGGTGTCCTTCGCCGTCTCAAGCGCCTCGGGCCAAACAAATGTCTCTTCATAAAGGACGAGGATAGCTTCCGCAGCAATAAGGTTGGCACCGTCATCATTCATTTCCTGGTCAAAAACGATACTGTCATCGAGTGGACCGAGAGTGCCGCTGCTCGTGGCGACGCTCCGCGCCGAACCAGCACAGATATATTTAACAGTGCCAATGTAAGTAGTCACGCCTCTGCCATCCACGGCGGCCATCTCGCTGTCGTTTATCGCGGTTATTCTGTGAATATCGCCTTGTTTTAAAGTACCAAGAACGATAGAAGAGACGTCATCGACAGCACCAACAACAAATCCATTTGACTTAGAGGTCGAGTCCACGATTACGGCATCGACTGCTGGGGGGCCACCTGACATCACTACTGGACCCGTGCCAGAAGTGGTGCCTACCCATGTCAGGTTGAGGGCAGTCAGGGCTGCTGTGTTTAGACCTTGGCCATTAGTGTGCTTACCATTGTCGAGGATCGGTTTAGTTATCTGGGCTTCCCGGCAATTTGTGCCGACAGCACCATACGGTAAATTCTGCTGAGGGATCGCGGTGTGGTAATCGTTTGGTTGACGAAGAGTGAAGTATTCCTCATTTTGCTCGGAAAATCTATCATGTCCATTAAGTTTGAGTTTCGCCTTCGTGTAACCATCCACACGCTGCGAAGTCCAAATAAGTTCCTTCACCGGGTGATTAAAGTTTAACTTAGTAGAAGTCGTGCCACTCGCAGTTTGTTTCTGTACCTGCTCAATAAGATATTCGTGAGAAACCTGTGCGAAACGACGTCTTTCATCCGTATCAAGGTAGATATAGTCACACATAACCTTAACATCACTGCTGACCCCATTAGATGCGAGAGACCCCCACGTAAACTTGAGTTTGACTTCATGATACTGAAGGGCAATTAATGGTAGAGCGAGACCGGGATTGCGACAAAACCAAAAGTTAAGGGGGTATTGTGTCATGACGGGTCCATCAGTTCCGGAAGTTCCCACGTCACCAATCATAGCCTTAAATCCAACGGCCTTTGATTCAGGAGTTGATAACTCGTTCCAGATCTGGTTCCATTCTTCATAATGACGATCAATTCTCTGACCACCTATCTCTAATTCAACTTCTGAAACTAGCGCAGAACCATTGGTTGTCACCGTAGACCCAGAATTGGTAACATAAACCTTGTAAACTAAATCACCATTGCGGGAAATAGTGACTGTGGAATTACCACTCGTCGAAACGCCACCATTAATGGTCTGCTCAATAGTCTCCATGGAGAAGTTCGTGTGCCGTCTGTAGACAACCTTGAAGAAGGTAATCTGGGGATTACCCGTTAAGTAAATATCCTGAGCGCCATAAGCTACAAGTTGCATTAATCCTCCTCCCATATTATTTTATAACCTAGAATAGAAAAAAAATCTACTGAATTAAATTTAACATAATAAATTTAATCTCTAAAATTTTTTTCTAAAAGATATTATAAATATGGGAGAAATCGGATGTCTAAAAGATGGTCATTTTCAGAACTTACAGGTAGAAGGTAACACGACATTTCACACGACATCTACTATACATAATATATTCGGTGATTTACAGGTAAACGGTCATGTCAAGACCCAGACCATCATTACGACGGGAATTCAACGACTTGATACAGACGCTATACTGACAATTTTTGACACCACATCGTTGGTACTATTCGCTCACGCGACCTCAGTAACCTCTCGGGTTATAACTTTACCGACTGCGACCGCGGGTCGTCAATTTAAAGTTCTATGGGAAGTAAGTCAAACAGGGGGTGACAGAGTATTAACAACAGCGGGCACGGATACTATCACGGGTCATATTTTTACTACAGTCACCGGTGACGCTGCGGGTGATGGTGATGTGGTATCAGTGACAGCTGCAACCACCGCCATCACTGTGGTTGATGATGTATTATTGGGATCTATTATAGATTTTTACTGTGGTGTGGATGGGACTTGGATTGTTAATGGTCAGTTAGTCGTTAACCTGATCGGCTCTATACCCACTATCGCTTAATTTATTTATAAATATATTTAAAACAAACATCCATATAATACATAAATATGGAATCCGAATCAAAAAATATCATCCAAACACTTAGAAATGTGAAAGGAATGATTGAATTATCTGTAGAGCGTAAGTGTTGGTCTCAGGAAGAATTAACTGAACTAAAAATCACCTATCATAATATTTATGAAATCATTAAACAATTAAAAGATGACGAAGTAACTGATGAACCAAATTCACTTAATTAGAGTAGGCTAAACCACCCATACCGGACATGATCCGTAGGACGTTATAGTTAACGGCCCAGACTGTAAGAGTAGATGCCGTAGATAATGTACCTCCGAATATGAGTTGGGCATTATCAATTCGTGAGAAATTACAAGTTCCTGAGGGCTGATGCTCTTCTGGCTTTAGGGCGAATGAATAGCAGTAGATATGTTTGGAAGGAACTTTGTGACCTACTGATAGGGGTTGACAAGTTCTGAAATAGGTCGCATTGCGAGGAGCAAAGCGATCGTGACCGTTCAGTTGTAATTTTGCGGTACCAAATGGTTCTTGCGACCCGACGATACCACTTACAACCTCGCTGGTGCCACCGGCCATAACTTGATAGTTAAAGTAATCATTACCCGCACTACCACCACTGCTCTGGGTATTAGTCGTGGCATCCGTTGCGGGGGTAAGTCCAGTCACTTCATTCACTAAATTGTCATCCTGGATAACCCAAATAAGCTCCTTAACGGGGTGATTGAAGTTTAAATTCTGCGAAGCAGAAGTAGTTCCGGATTCTCTCTGTACTTGCTCAATAAGGTATTCGTGTGATACTTGCGCAAACCGACGTCTCTCATCTGTATCAAGGTAAATATAATCAGCCCATAATTTATAATCTTGTGTCGTGTCGGTTGCTTCTACAGCGACTGCCACATCGCGATTCATACAAGCATTCAGGTTTCTAAATGTCATTTTAATTTTGACTTCATGGTATTGGAGAGCAATAAGGGGCAAAGCGAGACCTGGGTTACGACAGAACCAAAATTTAAGCGGAACATATAATCTTGTGGCCAAGGCGGTGGCGGCGTTCTCGGGGCTATGACCTGATTTAAGGTAAGCATCTTTGGCAGAGTTCTTATTGAGACCAATCCATTCTTGCTCTTCATGATCACTTAATTCATTCCAAATATCTAACCACTGTGAATAATGGCGGTCTATCTTCTGACCGCCAATCTCAATTTCACATTCTTTAAGGAGTGCATGACCAGTATTATTAGTCCAATTCATCCATTCAGAACCGGCGGCGGTCATACCGGTCGGTCCTAATTTCATATCAAGCCATAAACCACTGACTAAATCGCCATTACGTGAAATAGTAGCAGAAACGGTAGACCCAGTGGTGGAAATTGTGCCATTAATAGTCTGCTCAATCGCCTCCATAGAGAAGTTAGTATGTCTACGATAGACAACCTTAAAGAAAGTAATCTGCGGGTTACCCGTTAAGTAAATATCCTGAGCGCCATAAGCTACAAGTTGCATTAATCCTCCTCCCATATTATTTTATACCTTATAATAGAAAAAAATGATAAGAGATTAAATTTAATATTTAATATTTATTATTTACTGAAATATTTTGAGTGTCTCGTCTTTATCCATCTCTAAGTCTAAGACTTGTTTCACAGGATTCATAATCTGATTCGTGATATAAAATTCATAATCTAAGACTAACTGTTTCTCTTTAATATAATCTATATGCTCAATGCGATCGCCTTGTAGAATAGTTATCTTTTTATATTTCGGTTGACTCAAATCCTCAATCATGAAATTCTTATATCTAGGTTTTCCGTTTTTAAATTCACCGATAACCCTTCTCTCTTTAACCTTCTTGTATCCGATAATTTCTTTGGTCTTGCCTTTATCAATATAAGCATACGGAATTCTGTCGTTTGATTTGGGCTTGTTACCGGGATCGCGTTCCGCCATCCTATCGGCTAATACTTTGTGAGCGATACCTTTCGGATTTTTATAATAACCTCTCAGTGCTTTGGTGATTACGAAGTATCGTAGAGGGAATTCACCATTTCGGATTTGTAAGAGTGTTTCTTTCAGCCAATTGAGAGTCATCTCAAAATCTTTATCAATCATAATTTTCTCAATTACATTTCCAAAGACGTGTTTCACGATTTGGGCGTTATCTCGCCTCTTTAATACGATACCCATAGAGGTGCGTTTACAATCGTCGATATCTATTTCATATTTATCTCCTGTATATCGTTTCTTAGAGATAAGAATAAATGGCCAGAATGTTTTTTCATATTCTAAATCTTGGGGTTTACATAGTATAGGTTCATGTTCTTCTTCATCTTGCGTACCGTCCACGTTATCAACGAGTAATGTACCATTCGTAATATAATCACCTGCCTCTATGCCGCACTGAATACAGTGCTTTAAGGCTTCTTTCCCTACTAAAGTCTGTCCATCTTTGATGCGACTGAATTTTACAAAGACAGAGTCGGTGTCTCCGTAAATTACATCGGGTTCTGGATAACCTTTCATCTCGGCCCAGTCTTTTACTCCAAACGAAGCATCATCGATACGAGACCTACCGACACTCGTAGTGCATGCGGCTAATTTCATTTTATAAATAGTGCTTGTTTTTGCTCCTAATTGACCGTAGACGCTGTTAGCGGTGACTTTATACGCTAATTGGAGACCATCTAATACTTTTTTCTTAAATTCATTAGGTTCTTTTTTCATTCTTTTTTTAGTGGCATTTCTCGCGTCCAGCAGGTGTTTTAATACGGCGGGGACAATACCGAGCGGTTCTTCGTCTTTTCCTAAATTATCGATGAGATTTCGTTCTTTCATAAATTCTTTCTTTAGGAAGTGACAGGTTGTCTGACCGTCTCCTAATTGTTTCTCGATTGTATCGCCTTTACCGGTGCTGACATAGCACCAGTTTTGATAATGAACTGTATCATAATTATCTTCACCGATATGAGGTAATAATGAAACATCTTCAATAAGCGTTTCGTGTGATATATTCTTTTCAATGATGGACGATGGATATAGCGAGGCATAATCAAGGACTGAGATAGGATCATCAAGATAGATACCTGGTTTTGGATCTAATACGATTGCTCCCTCAAATCCATCGATGCCCTTGACAGCCTGATGTTCAATTCTATTGTACCATTCTTCTAATTCGTAATCTTTGGGTTTTTTATATTTTTCTTCTCCATCATTTGTTTCGTCTTTGATAATCTGTTTAAATATTTCATCTTTAGGTAAATCTTTATTATACATTTTGATATAATCGTTGAGTTTTGGTATTTTCTTGAGTTCGGGGATTCGCGTGTTTCGTTCTAAACATTTTTTAGAGACAACCGATGTAACTTTGACTCCTTGGCCTCTCAGAAAGATAAAGGATGCTGGGACAGATGATACATTCGCCATACCTAAATTATTTGGGATAATATCCAGTAGTAGTAATAGATTAATACATAATTCACAATCCTGAACACAGTACTTGGCGACTTCGGCACGACCCGATGGTCCTCCGTATTTATGTTTATCAAAGATATCTTGGACCGAGATATCGTCTTTATTTAGGCACCATTCTACTTTGTGATAGTCATCGAGATTTAAGATAAATGTTTCTACGAGTGTGATACATTTATTCTTGATAGATAATATTTCGTATTTCTTGCCCTCGTTGAATAGTTCTTCTCCGATATTACTGTGGGTTCTAAATGAGATAAAATCGTGATCTTTTAGATTGCCTGTATCGGATACAGTGATAATATTATCGGTTATACTTTTAAGTTTTCCGCGCATGAAATGAGAGGCGACATTATCAAGTTTATATGATTCCAGTTGATGACCTTTTTGGACTTCTTTTTGTATATCGAATAAGATACGACCATCCATAGTAATATAATTAAGAGTGTTATCGCCTAATGCTGAGCTACTTAGCTGTTGTTTTCTCACGTTACATTTTTTACATTTATGATCTTTGGCTTTGAATTGGGTCGTATCAATTTTACCGAAATTTAAAAATTCCTTCATTTTACAACCGTTCCCATGCCACCAAGGAGAATTACATCTATCTTTACAAGGGAATAATATTTCGGCTCTGTCATTGATATATTTAAAATCAAACCCGAAAATATTATATCCGGTGATAAAATCCGGATCCATTTCTTTGATAATGTTTTTCCATCCCAAGAGTAATTCTTTTTCATTTTTACACTGGACAACACGAATACCGTCGATCTCATCGCATATTTCCTTCGTTGATAAATTATCTATATTACCGATAACTAAGATATGACGATATATATCGCCTGAACTATAATCGTAGAAGACTGTTCCGATCTGAATAATAGGATCGCCTTGGATAACGATTAGATATTTATCGCATTCTTTTTTAATTATGTCTTGTAATAGATTGATAGTCTCATCTCTCTCTTTATTCTTGATATCTAAATTTTGTATATTCTCAATAATATCGGTTTTATGTACTTCATCAACGATGACTTCGTATATTTCATCGGAAGCAGGTATTTCATCATTAATAATTTTAATTTGGTTGATGTCACTATATTTCCATATCCCTTCGCGTAAAGCGATGCCTGTAAATCCTGATTTCAGGAGTTTGAATATGTTACGACCGATATCATTAGTAAATTCTATTTTTCGGGATTCGGGTATATTTTTAAGAATACTTTGAACGCTGAAAAAGATATCAGCACTCAACTTCTTAAAATCTTTTTTTGCTTGAGGGAAGTCCCCGTGTAAACTATCGCATTCAATATCAAAGGAGGCGATCCTATAATTACTTAGATCATCTTTTTTAAGATTTTGGATATCTGATAAATTTGTAAAATATTCGTGTTTCGTGTTTGGGAACAGATTAGTTTTCTCGTCGAGTGTTTTAACCTTAATCCAACCGGTAGGTTGGATATTTGTATCGTGAATGAACCGAATAATAGGATGGATACTACTTTCATAGAGATTAGAATTACAGTCGGCGCACGTGGGGGTCATTCTCCACTCGTCTAATCGTTCTTTCGCTGTCCCTGAAATTTTTTCACATTCTTCTTTTGTCCGATTATAATGTTTGGTTGT